CAGCTGCTGGTACTGGTGCAGCACCAAATGGATTAGGACCGCCAGGTGCACCTGGACCACGTCCATTTCTAGGTCTGTTGAATTTGCATGATTGATAATTAGCATCCCAAAAACAGGATGTATCAGTTTGACAACTACCTGCATCTGTATATTCTCTGCACATTTTTGGTTTTTGTTGTTGTGGTGCAGGCTGCTGGTATGGAGTCGCTTGTTGTTGCCCGGGTATTGCTTGAAATGTAGGTTGATAAACAGGTGCTGGTGCAGGCACAGGTCCACCTAGGATGTCTTGCTTTTTACCTGCAAAATCACCTGTTAAGGGACCAGGTGGTAATGCACCAGGAGCTAAAGGCATTCCTGCAGGAATTGGACTAGGGCCGGTACCCGGGAGTGGAGCAGGTGGGCGTTTTTCAGATGGACGTTTATATATACTTGGTTTAGATTGTTTTTCACTTATTTTCATTGATTGCAAATCAATAATACTAGATAATTTATTGGAAGGCTCACGCACATGCTCATGTTTTTTCCGTGATAAAGATTTTATAGATTCTTTGCTACTACCAATATCACCAAATGAAAAATTATTTTGATTTTCATCTCTATCTGTACTTCTAGAAGTGCTTTTTGATTTGCTAGAAGAATGTTTACTTTTTAATAAACTACTACCACTAATAGAATATTTCCTTGTTCGTTTTCTTCCTGAACTACTTCCAATACTACTACCACGACCAATTTCAACTAATGCAGTCCGGCGTTTTAGATTTTTCTTAGTTGTACTTAGAATATCTTTTAGTGCTGCACGTGTTCCACCGGCATCAATTACATATCCAATATGGTCTAGCGTGCGGCTCTTTTTAATATTTTCAATTGTAGTTATATGAAGAATAAATTGGGATTTGCCAATTTCTACTGACATATATTTAATAAGCATATGTTCACGACCAGCAAAACTAGTTTCTAAAATATAACGCACTTGATTAAGAATATGTTCGCGGCGGAATGCACTAGGTGTAGGTTCTTTTTCAATATGGTAATTACGAAATAATAAAGGCATACTGGTATCAACCTTTGCTCCAGAAGTGATTACTTCCTTCATAATAACTTTTTGAAATAGATTTTTCATACCCGAAAAATTTGCATAGTCATCTAATTTATTAAGATTTGAAATATGTTCCTTGAATGATTTATTATAATCTTTTGTAGCTTTTTCCATAGATTCATAATTCTTTATTAAACTAGCTTCACTACTTTTGGTCTTTTTAATAACACCGCCAAAAGAATTACCACTACCAAATAATCCACCACCCTTAATATTTATAGTTGATTTTGTGTTATCTTCATTCATTTTGTATTACTGTATTTATATTACTGAATATTACTGAATATGTATATTTGTATATCTGTCTGTAATAAAGCTAGATATTTATTTATTTGCAAAACAGGATATAAAACGGTTGAATATTCTAGATACATACTCTAGAATTAAAAACAAATTAAATAAATATTTTGAAATAAAAAGTTCTTCTAGAAAGGTAGAATGAAGCAGGTTGGTGAATATCAAATCACCCATACCAATATTGCAAAAGGTGCATTTGCTTCCATTCACAAAGGAAAACATATTTATAGCGATAGTATTGTCGCTATAAAAGAAATAAAACTCAATGGAGAACCTATAAAAAATTATATTAAAAGAGAGATAGAAATTCATCGTTCTCTAGAGCATCCTAATATTGTGCGTGTGTTAGATGTTATATATGATACTTCAATATACATAATTATGGAATATTGCCAGTATGGGGATTTGCAAAAATTTCAAAACAAAAAACCATTCTGTCATAAATACATACAAAATTATATGTTGCAATTACGTGATGCATTGCAATATTTACGAACTAAGAATATAGTTCATCGCGATTTGAAACCACAAAACATTTTACTAACTAGTCCAATGCATATTAAGATTACTGACTTTGGATTAGCTAGATATATAAATCCAGAAGCAGATACAGAAATGCCAAAGGAAAATGAAGATTTATTCTCCACTTATTGTGGTAGTCCAATCTATATGTCTCCGGAACTACTTAATCATCAACAATATAATTCTAAATCCGATTTATGGTCTCTAGGTATTATTCTATATGAATTAATAACAGGGGTGCCACCATTTATTGCAAAGAATTTAAAACATTTAGTGCATCGAGTGAATACAGAAAAAATTAATTTAGATAAGATTGATAGAACTCTTATTTCAGATGATTGTTTTAATTTACTTAGCAATTTATTAAATCATGATAGAACGCGGCGCGTAGATTGGAATGAATTCTTTAGTCACAAATGGTTTGCAAATAACATTATGCTAGAGGAAGAAAATAGATTAATTGAAAATCCATTATGTTATGATTTGATTGATTGTAATAATACAATGCATACACAACCAGCTATTTCAGCTACACCTTTTACTCATGATATATATACTAATACTAATGCTGATACTAATAATACGATGGAACCAGAAATAATTAAATCAACAGCATCTTCTAGCAGTGGATTGAAATTTAGCGACCATCTTCATTCTCATATTAATTCTCCAAAAATAGAACGCAGGCATACATCAATAGATAAAAGTTTCACATTTAGTTTAAAATCTTCTAGAATATCTGAAGAATTAAAACTAAAAAATCAACCCGAACGTGTTAATCATATAAATCTAAGTGATTTAGTCCAAGATGATATAGCTGTAAATACAGCAAGTTCATCTAGTAATTCGCAAAATACTGCAGCAGTATCTAAACCCATAAACATAATTGGTCGCAATAGACATTTAAGAACACCTCCTAGTTCTGAAAGCGGTTCATCAACTAGCATGCCATCTACTGCCGGAAATAGTGCACCCACACGTAATATTCCATCTAGAACAGATAATAATAACACGCCACCACGAGGAATAATAAATGCTTTGCGATTTATAAAAGAAACATACAATTATCTAAGTAGCGATAACAAATCCCTCTAGTTATGAATATAAAAAAATTGATTTTGGTTTTTCATTTTTTTATTTATATAAACACAATCATTTAACTCACAAATCAAAAAGTAATACAGTAAAAAATGGCATCTCTAGATGATATTATCAATATTATTGAGAAGCAACCTGAAATTATTATTGAAACCGATGATGCTACTAAGGCTGAGAATGTCTTATTTACATTTGATGAGACAAAACCTATTGATGGTAATGTGGCATTTGATATGATTTATTATTTAGATAGTTCTAAGGCTTTTATTCCAACAAAGTCTTATGGTAAATATATTTTAAAAAATCATCAACTTACTACTTTATACTATATGCTAGAGTTGGAAAAGATGTTATTCCATCAAAAAAGAATAGTACTGTGTCCAGAACAAGAAGGTGTTACTCTAGAATTAACTTCAACTCATTATACTAATGTTGGTGTGTTGTGTGATAAAGTAGGTGCTGGCAAATCATATTGTGTTATGGCACTATTAAATGAAGCCAAATCTTTCCATATTAAGCAATTGCCGTTCCGTAGTGCAACTTGGGGATGTAATGAAATTAAGATTGATGAAATTACCCGGCTAGATACTAATATATTAATGGTACCACATGGGTTAGTAGGACAATGGAAAAAGTATCTAGAAGGTAGTGGTTTGAAATTCTATACCATTCAAAAAGCGAAAGATGTTTTTGGTCTAGCAGATGCTAAATGTGGTTTTAAAGGAAAGGAATTTTCAATGATTGCTAAAGAAGATGACGAAATTGTTAAACCAGATGATGGTGATGAAGATTTGGAAGAAGAAGCAGGCACAGAAGTTGAAACAGAAATAGAAGATGCAAAAGTTATTAAAAAAGTGACATCATCTAAAAAGACATCTGCTCGAAGTGCAAAAACAAAACAAGTTGCTTTAACTTCTACAGCCATAGCTACTAGCGATTCCACCACCAGCGATACTGCTAGTTCCATATCTAGTGCTAAAAAGAAAGGTTCAATTACGAAACGTAGCAAATCCGAAGTAGAAGCAATTCTAGCGGAGAAAACTCAACAAGAGTTAGAACAACAATCACAAACCATAAGCAAATCTAAATCTGAGGACAAAAAAGCTGCAAATCGCGAATTGGAAAAAGAAAAAAAGAAACTTAATTCTAAACTCACTCAATTACGAAATGCTTCAAATCTTAAATATTCTACAATTTTTAACAAACATTGGGGTTCTCCAGAACGTCTTGCAGCACAGAAAGAATATGATGACACTAGAGAGGAACTAAATAAATTACAACTACAAATTGATAAAATCAACCAGCAAATTAAAAATAATGACCTTGCTGTAGGTGCTATTAAGGTTACTGAAATACAACGATTACATGATTCATTTGAAAATGATCACACCTATTACTTGTCTGATTCTCTGAAAGCATTTGCTGAAGCTTTTGGTCATCTAGATAAGCGTGCTGCAGAATCGCACGATGTAATCTTAGTTAGTGCAACTTTCTGGAATCTATTCTCTTTATATCTTAATCGAGATAAATATACTGTAAATAGATTGATTATCGATGAATGTAATGCTATTAAAGGTCATAGAATGGTAGAAGTCCGCCGTGGATTTACATGGCTTATTACAAGCAGTATCCAAAGTATGATGACTTCAAGTGGATATATTTTGAAACAAGTTCGTCATCCTAATGGATATAATTATAATAACAAGGAACGAACAATTAATTCTACTGGATTTATTATGAATATGATTAAGGAATTATATGACAATAAACGCGATAATTACAAGATTTACTTGATTAATAAACCAGAATATGTAGAAGCATCCATGACTCTACCAGAATTGAAAAGCATTCTTATTATTAGCAAAGATAATGCAAATATCCAGGTTTTGCAAGGCATAGTATCTAATGATGTCTTGCAAATGCTTAATGCTGGTGATATTTCAGGTGTTATTACAAAACTTGATGTTGCAGTTGGTGATGAATCTAATGTTATTGAAATGGTAACCCGTAAATATCAAGATGACCTCAAAGTCAAAGAATATGAACTGCGCGTCGCAATAGAAAATCCAAAATACAATTCCAATAATGAATCAATTAGCATCACTAATAAACGAGCTGCTATTGCTGATTTAAAGCGAAAAATTGCTTGCATTGAGGAACGGGTAAAGGAAGTTGAAAATTGTCCGATTTGCTATGATGATTTTACTGATCCGGCAATTACACCTTGTTGCAGTAATAAGTTTTGCTTGAATTGTATTGCAGCAGCATTGGGTAGCAAATCTGTTTGCCCTATGTGTAAATCTGAATTAGTAATGAAGAATTTGCTCGTTATTAGTGATAAGACTAAGGCAGAAATTGCTAGTGCATATGCAGCAGAAACAGAAACTAAGAAAAAGAAATCTGCAATCACTACTGGTAATAAAGCAAGCACATATGATACAATTCTAGAAAGACTACGACTAGGAGCACCCGAATTGAGTAAATATGAAAATATGGATAAAATATTCGAACTCAATAATAACAATCCTGTTAAGAAATATCTAATTTTCACGGAATACGAAAGTACACTAAATAGTAAAATTACATCCATCTTGGATAAATATGGGCTAACCTATGCCCGAATTCGAGGTACAGGTGCCAGTATTACTAGCATGGTGGAAACCTATCGTCAATCTGATGATAAAATTAACGTGCTTTTAATTAATTCTAAATATTTTGG